TCCAAAGGGTAGCATCTCCCTGTAACCCGTCATTGGGATTATTCCTCATAAGGAGCTGCCCAATCTCGTCAGCTTCCCCTTTCAGGAGCTTCTGCACTGCTGTCAGGTTTTTGAGTTCACGTGCCGGATCAATCGACATTTCAGATGCTGCTTTTACCTCCAGCATTCGGGTTTTTATTACATCTGAGCTGTAGAGATTCTTGGTAAGATCACGTATCGCAAGAGCGGTAGTCTTACTGTCAGACTCATATGTCTCTTCTGACAGACCAAGTGTAGAAGGCAGGCGAGATCCTAAATGGACTGCTCTGAGGACAGACTCTCTTACTAGACCATTCAGGCAAATCCCTTGCATTACAAAGCTTCTGAGTTCCAGAGCACCATCACCATAATCGGAAGATGACAGCCGTGTACCAAAGGCAAGCATAATTACACCATTAAGTTCGGTGGTGACCTGTATTGGTTTTGGTAGCAGAGTTTCTACCATCAGTCGGGTATCATCCATCCAACCATCGGCTAATTGGCCTCCATTCTTGTATACTTCATCAACGTGAGTACCAAAGATTTTCTGAGAATCCAGTCTACGATACTGATCACTGAGAAAAGCACGGACCTCAGTACCAACGGATCTTACTAAGACCTTATTCCTTTCGGTCCATCCATTGTGTGTATTGAGAATATTGTATGCCAAAGTCTGTTGCCATTCTTCACCAAACAATAAATTGGTAAGGTACTGACCGGGGATCCTCAATTTCTCTGCCACCTGTCGGATAGCATGCTTGTTGATTGTATACTCACGCGAACCCTGATTTGGGACATGGAATGTGGCTCCGATCCTTCCAAGATTATTTGGATAGAAATCAATATTTGTTGTGATTCCTTTCCTTTCAGTACCGACTTCAAAGATGAAGTCCTGACTGATCTTACCTTCTTCCCGTAAACGGGTCATAGCTGTTACGGCATTAGCTGCTCCCATCTTTAATTTGTGAGCAATTCTTTCTTCAACAAGTTGATTTAAGTCTTTCATGTTTTTCTAAGATTTAATTAGTGTATAAAAATAATGATTAATAAGCAAACAACCAAATTTCATTTAAGGATCACTTTACATATCGGATAAATTCCTTTGCTTCTTCTCTTGTAAGTAATCCTTCATCCAACGCTTTGTTAGCAAGGCGTGACCGGTCATCAGGATGAATAAATCGTAATAGTTCTGGTATTTCCATTTCTGATATTTTACGATCCCACTCTGCTGTTAGCATAACTTTTGACATAAGTCGGGTTCTTGGTGCGTCGTCATCTTCCTGTATTCGGGTATGGTATGCCCGAACGTTACTTTCGATTTCTTTTCTTACTGCTTCCATGATTAGTTAATGTTTTGTACTGGTTTATACCTTGGTTCGCTTTCATCTGCAATGCAGACACAAAGAGCATCTCTCCGTCTTTTCAATTCAATGAGTTGTTCTTCCCACCAATCACATATCAAATCAAGCACTTGCTCATGTAATCTGGGGACCATTTCAAGAGGCACCTTTTCCTGATAACCGGACATTCCACTTGATGGATGGTGAACAGTAACTTTTTCTCTGTTCTTAATGAGTTTTTCGAGATGCTTTTCCATCTTTGTGATGTTGTCTTGAAGATCAGTTAATTGTTTGATTTGTTCTTGTGTCATGCTTTCTTATTTTAAAGGTCCAATACATTTGATTCTTTCACTTACGTACTCACTATCATTTTTGTAATAGAGAGTTCCTTTCGGGATTATCATTTTTAATGTGACTAAATCGGCACTCCAAATAGGTTTTTGTTTATTTACTTCACGCAATGACCTGTAAGAATGATATCCTTCATCAACCTCATTGTATAAGGAAGGTTTTATATCAACTTTTTTTGTCGTTCTCCCAGGATAATATGCATACCTTTGACAAGCTGCTTCATATCCAGTACGGGTCCTCCATTCTCCTTTGCCAAATACTAACTTATAGCAAGTAATGTCTCTTTTTGCTACAAGTGGTTTTGGAAACTTTTCTGAAATTGTAAAACACATGATTTCTAAGGTTTTAATTAAATTCTGTATTTCTGAACAAGATTCTTAAAATCCTCAATAAACATTGAGATATAGCAGCCTGCAATAGAGCAGATGAAGATATCCCCCACATAGACTTCTGTGTCAAGAAGTTCATGATGGTGCTTATCAGATTTAAAGGTTACTTTTGCATAACCAATCTGAACGGTTGATGTAATTGTTTCTACTGGCATCTTTATACATTTTGAAGTAGTGGAATAAGAGAAGAGTTGTGGAAAACGATTTCAATAATTTCATTCCATTCAAGACGAAGATCAATTCCTTTCTTCTTGAGTTGGCTGCTGGCGAGAGTGTAACATCTCTTTACCCTTTTTATTTCTGTAAGAAGGTCCTGATCTGTTGCCATAGGCTTTTGTTTAATTTCTTCCCCTATGTCAGTGAATCTTTTAGAGAGTAAGGTAAGTACTTCGTAGTTTACCTTCTCCCGGGTGCTTCAATGAGTCCAATCTCTTGACTCAGCTATCTGAACAATTTCATCATCTAAGAACATGGCTATATTCTTTTAAGCGTTCTACAAATATTATTGTTTCACTTACATACTCACTTTTATTTGAGTAATACAAAGCACCTTTTGGAATAATAAACTTTCCAATATGATCCCAGATGAAGTTATTTTCGTAACATCCCTTCATAGTTCTGTACGAATGGTATCCTTGTGCTATATAACGAGTACCAAAAAAACTCTTACGAATTTTTAATACCACTATCGGATTACGTTTGTTCTTATGATAAGGGTATGCATACACTGCCCCCAAATTATCACGTGTAAGTATCTTGTAGCATACTATGTCTTTTTCTGCTACTTTTACTTTTGCTGATTTACTTGGATAAAAGCACATTTTTCTTTGATTTTTTTGTTAATGTTTTCAACATGATCTTTACTTCCTTTTCGGAATTACAGGGTATAAGAAATCCATTACCGACGACATAAAGGCCATCGGCACGTTCTTCGATATGGGGCTTTGTATCTAATTCAAAGGATTGCCCATCTGTGAATGTCAGTTTTGTCATTACTACCCTTTCAACCATTCTGTGATATAACCGGAAGCATCAAGTTGGGAAATGAGTTCTTTTGGGAACTTTGTCTTTGCTTCTTCCCTGATGAAATTCCACAGACGAACAGACCGGTGAAGAGTTGTCTCATTAAAGAAAGCCTTAACATCAGCAAGGGTTTCTACTTTTTTTGTCTTTTCCATTTTTTAAGGTATTTAATTAAACATTAAGAAATCATCTGATCAACAGATTTGAGCCGTATGGCGGACTTGAACCGCCACAAACTCCATATCAGTACGGCTAATTGCTTTTACATTAATTCCAGTTCAATATCCACCTCAAAACCTTCTACTGGCCACTTTATACAGGTAATATTATAGAGTGGTCCCGGGAAAGCATCAGAAAGCTCTTTGTAAAGTGCTCTCGCAGATTTGTAGTCAAGTGCTGACCTGTCAGAGGTCCCAAACAGAAAGACATATTGCCCATCCGCAATCCTTTTACAAACATTAAATTCGTAGCGCATTATTTCTTATTTTATTTGTGGAAAAATTTCATTCATCGGAGCATGTTTTTTGATCCTTTTCAGTTCGGTACCAGTCATTCCTAATGGCAGGACATATACCGGTTTGTCAGGGCAGGGACGGATTTCCTTTGGAATTTGTGCAGCAATGATTTCATGAACCTTTGCTGCCATGAGTGCCCGAACATGAGCATCTTTCATTTCTTTTGGCATCGGTTTCATACTCTTCCTGTTTTAATGTTAACTGCTTCTTCACTAAGACAATCAGATGCGTAATCTGAAAGTTCATACAGGATTTCTTTCTTCGTTGATTTTGAAGTAAGTAATCCTTCGAGTCTTAACTGACCAACAAGAAGATCATACTCCCATTGCGTCAGTTTAACTGTCAGTTTTAACGTCATTTTTTCTTCCATTGTTCTAAGTTTGTTAAGTAAAACATAAGGTCTATATAAAAAGGTAAAGATAATCGACACATTTGATAAAAAAAGGATGAAAATCATATACTTAAAAAAATAGGCATAAAAAAAGGACGCATCTTTCGATCGTCCTTTTGATCCAGTTCGATTAGTTTTGGTCCGCTTCATCCCAGTAAATACTTTCCGGGTTGTTGTCAATACTCATCAGGAGTGTTAACAACGTGATCCACTGACTTGCTTCCATGACTACTCAGCTTTATGAAGCATTGTGGTTGTTACTTTCCATGTACCAATCCCATCATCTTCCCGAAGAGTAATGGTACTGGAATTAACCTTGGTTATTGTCCCGTACACGCGTCTTCCTCTTTTGGAATCAAAGTAAACACGCATTCCCGGACGGAAATTCATTGCTGCGCGTCTTTTGATAATGTTGTGAGCCTCTTTAAGCTGATCCCACGCTGCGAAGATTTCCTCCTTGGTGCAATCGTACGGATCTTTCCCATTAATAGTGATTTTTGTTTCCATTTTCTTAAGGTATTTAGTTAAACATACTAATTCATACAACAATTCATACGGACTATCTCCCCATTTTTGACAAATAGGAAAAACAGACAATATGGTCTGTGGGATATGTCAATGAGACCACCCCTGACCTTTAATAAAACATACTTCTTTTCCATTTTACTTAGGTTTAGTTAAACATAAAATTGGCACCACCAGAAGGAATCGAACCTTCCTCTATGCTTATTACATAAGAGTACCATTTTTTGGTGATGTTTTTGTTGATCAGAGCAATTCAATAGGTAATTTTGACCGGTTTCCTGTTTCCTTTGCCTGCCCGTTTAACAATGACGAAGCCGACACCATGGTAATCAATGAGGTAGTCTTTGCCATCAACCCGACACCTATCTCCAAAGTAGTAGTTCTTGTTCCTGATCTGTCTTTGGAAATACGCTTTTAACAATTCAATTTCTTGCTTTTCCATTTTTTTAGGTTTTACATAGATTTAACAATTTTGGACTGGATCCCTTTTATTCCTTTTGATGTAACAAAATGGTATAATATAGGCATCTCTATATATCAGACTATTAGTGACATTTGATGTAGATTAGGAATTCATTTAGGTAAATTAAAGGCATAAAAAAAGGTGATGATCAATTAAGACCATCACCTTAAACATCTGATTGTCGGCGTGTCATGCTTCAGCCTTGACATAGAAACCGCCAACCTCGCTTTTAACAATGTTGACACCACGCTCTCTGCTCATCCTTTTTGGCAGCTGAACATTGATCGTCTTTTCCATGCCTTCAGCAGCACGCTCGGGAAACATCTCGATCAGCTTGGTCAACAGATCGGCCTTGGTTATGCCTTTCGAATCTGCCTTGGAAACCAAAGCAAAGATTGTGGCAATCACACCAGGACCAGCTTTTTCCTTGCCACCTTTTTTACCGGTGAGCTTTGCTAAGGCAAGTTTAGCCTCAGAAAGTTCGGTTTTGGCATCAGCAAAAGCAGTTTCGGCCTTTGTTAGCCTTTCCTTTGCCTCAGCGATGGCAGCAGCAGCGGTCTCATCAACCGGTGCTTCCGGTGCTTTTGTTTCGTCAGCAATCTGTTCGATAACTGCGTCACCTAACGGATTTTCAGCTACATTCTGTTCGACAATCTGATCACCTTTGCTAACTTTGTTGGCATTCTTGTTGCCTTTGTTAGCTCCCTTGGTTGAATTTCTCTTTTCCATTTTTTTAGGTATTTAGAGATAACTGAGCAATATTGCTCATTGTGAGAGGTCACAGATTCGATCTGTCGCTCACGCGTGTTGACCTCCCGATAGCACCTAAATTAAAGAAATAGAAATATCATCCCAAATGTAGATAATGAAATACCTACAAATTAAGATAATCACTAAACCGCTTGATAGATTTTTCAGCTCATTTGTTTAGATGAGCGCCAACCGCCCGAAAGATTCTCATTTGTTAGACCTGATCAGGCACCGATAATGCCTATAATGATCAGCGCCTACCAAGGAAAACCAAGGTCATGGCATTTATCATTTTGTCAATTTGTTGATCTGGATTTTTTGACGTGTGCCTCAATCGAGCAGATATCAAATCGAGCAGCAAATATGTCAAAGAGCGGTGGTCAGCAGATGACCTGATCAGGCATCGCGCGCTCGGCGATCAAAGATGGTGAGCGGTGGCAAGATCAAAAAGAACGCATGATCATAAGATCATGATATAAAGATAGATAATCAATATATAGAAAACAAGGATAAAAATCATATTTACAGATAAAAATAGGTGATACTTATCACCTTATAAAAAGGCATAAAAAAAAGACCTGATGGTCTGGATCAGGTCTTAAATCGGTTAATGCTCATATCGATCACCATATGTGGTATCATTGATATCATCTGATATCTGCTCTGATAATAAGATTTCCACATCATGGTCATCCGGATCGGTGATGCCTTTGGTCGCCTTGATAAAAGATTTAAGATGATTGACCTCATCACGCGATAAATAAATAATCAGATTAACCAACTCGATGTCATTATCATTATCTTCCATAATATTAATTATTAGATTGGTTATAAAATAAAGATCGGAAAACCAGCAGGTCAAAGAGCGATGATCATCTGATCACAATATAAAGATAGGAAATATATATCAGATCACCAGGATTATTATCATAAAAAAACATGATAATTATCATGTTTTCCGAGCTTATACCATGCTGATAATCAGATACTTATAAGATCAAAAATAAATAAATGAGCATTATTATTAAGATTATGTCTAAATTATAAGATAGGCTAACTACCTGATTATCAGACAAAACCATCCAAATTAATAAGATGATATATCCATCAGCTATTGACCAAACTGCCTTAAATCGCCTTAAATTAAGGCATGGTAAAATGACCAGAAAAACAAGGATATTAATCATAAAATTGACCATATCAGCAAAAAGATATGAACCGGTCAGATATCAATATTATATTGTATTGTAGATCAGGTACTTATGATACATTGATAATGAAGCAGTTAGTGACAATATAAGACTACAAAGGCTTAATTAAAGGTAAGGTATTGTAGCAATAAAAGGAAAGATTATTGGATATAAATATGTAGATTGTAAATGAGAATCTGTCTTACTTAAATCAAATCCAGACCAAAAGATATCAGATAAATGACCGATAATAAGATCGGCATAGTAGTTATTGTATTAGTCGATTGGCATATTAAGGCAGCAGATATAAAGAGTCTGATAAATAAAGATATGTAGGTCTGTATAGCAGAATTGGTCGCGCAACGCCTGCTACCGAGCACTCAATTTGTCTGAGCATAAATAAAGATGTGGCGGGCTTGATACTCAGAGAGATACAGATATTAAGATGTGGTTGTCGGACATTATCAGATTATATATAAAGACTCAGCGGTCTGGAATAGGCATATATCATCAGCGAAATCTGTAGCTGACAATTGCTCTGATCGACATAATCTAATCGATAGGTACCCCCGGGCGTTCGACGGGTCGACTACGTGTGCCGCGTCGAAGACAGTCTACCAAAATTTGACAAATCAAAACAGGTAAACGTGAATTTCTGGTAGTATTGTCAATACGTCTACCAATACTGAGTAATAAGATTAATATATATATAACCCCCGTGTCTACCGGTAATTTTGCTATATGTATGATTTATGTATGGTATAAAAATTTCAAAAATTTGTTTTGTCTAAAGGTAATTTCTTGATGTAGTGTATAAGTAATTATTGGTAGCGGTTTGTATTGTATTGTATTTATCGGAAAACTTTATATATATGATTTATTACAAAATGCTATGTAGAGGATAGGTAGTAGCGGGGTAACTTTCTGTTAACTGAACATATGGTTTTTATTGGTTGAGGTAGTTGTTAATAAATGTATTTGTAATGAATGTAGTTATTATCGTTTTTTTAAATGAATTTAAAAAAATTGATAGATAAGAGGTTATTGTTTTAAAAGTATGTGGTAAATTTCCGTTAATGTTTATTATATAGTAATGCGTAGGACAATATCAAAGCGTAGGACAATATCAAAGCATACACCAAATCAGCACTGGCATTCCGGTAGGATCGAACAGGCGTTCGGTCTTGCTCTGTTGGGATTGACGGACCAACAAATGGCAGCGGAAATGGGAGTGCATCCGCGCACGTTTGATTACTGGAAAAGGACAAATGATGAATTTCTGGCCAAGCTGAATGAAGGAAAGACAATTGCCGATATGCGGGTTGTCCAAGGATTTTATATGAATTGTCTTGACCGGTATGTAGAAGAGGAAGAAGTGCATGTCTTTAAAGGGAGACCAGTTGTTGTCAAAAGGAAAAGATTTATCCCCGGTGATAAATGGGCACAGAATAAATGGTTGTCATTACGTCAGCGGGCAATGTGGAGTGAATCACAAAAGATTGAAATTACAAATACTAATATTAATCTGACAAAAATTGATGTCGGGAATCTTACGATTGAAGAATTGCGATTATTACAATCAATCGGGATGAAAGCATTGGCACAAGGAAATCAGGAAGAGGAAAAAGAGAATGGCTGAAGAAACCATGATACGGACCAAAATGCCAAAAGCGGCAATGATGCGGGAGCTGATTAAGAATCCGCATGCCGTTACCCGCGCTTTAAATGATAGGAGTTTGTATGACTTCCTTGTCTATTTCTGGCCGGTCGTGTCGTCCCACCCGTTTAAAGGCAATTGGCATATTCCATATCTTTGTAATGAACTGGAGCAGATTGCCTATAGGGTTGGGGAAAGACTACCAAAAGAATATGATACCATTATTAATGTCCCGCCGGGATCGACAAAGACAATCACCTGTTCGATTATATTTCCGGCATGGTGTTGGACAAAATGGCCTTGGATGCGTTTCATTTGTGCTTCGTATTCCGGGGCTTTGTCATTAGAAAATGCAGAAGCTTGTCGTGAATTGATTCGAAGCACTTCCTTTCAGGAAATTTATCCTGATATTGATATTAAGGAAGATAAGGATACAAAATCAAACTTCCGTATTGTTAAAAAGAAATTCAATGCCAATGGGCATGCTCCAAGGATCATTCCGGGTGGTTATCGTTTTTCCACTTCTGTTGGTGGTACCCTTACCGGCTTTCATGGAGATATTCTGATTATTGATGACCCGCTTAATCCCCAGCAGGCAGTTTCCGACGTGGAATTGGGAAATGCCAATCGTTGGATGGAGCAAACATTAAGTACCCGTAAAACGGACAAAGCAGTTACTCCAACCATTCTGATTATGCAGCGGCTGCATCAAGATGATCCTTCGGGCCATTGGCTTGCTAAACAGAAAGAGAATATTAAACATATTTGTCTTCCCGGGGAAATAAGAAATTATCGTGCTAAATTGTCACCACCAGAATTGGCAGAGAAATATGTTGATGACCTTCTTGACCCGAATCGGTTATCATGGCCGGTATTAAAGGATCTTGAAGCAGATATCGGGCAATATGCATATGCCGGACAGATTGGTCAAGATCCGACACCTCCCGGTGGTGGTATGTTTAAGGTTGATCACTTTTCCATTATTGATGCTATTGAACGGATACCTCAAGGGGTGACTATTGAGCATACCGTCAGGTATTGGGATAAAGCAGCAACCCAAGATGCAGGCGCTTACACCGTAGGCGTTAAGATGTGTGCCCTATCCAATGGGCGATATCTGATTCTTGATGTAAAGAGAGGTAAATGGGCGACTCACGTGAGGGAAAAGATTATTAAGGATACGGCGGTGGCTGATGGCATTAGTACTGTAATATGGCTTGAGCAGGAACCCGGATCAGGTGGAAAGGAATCAGCAGAATCTACAATTCGGAATTTGGCAGGATTTGCTATATATGCGGAAAGACCTACCGGTGATAAAACCACAAGAGCAGTTCCATATTCAGTACAGGTAAATAATGGAAATGTATGGTTGCTCCAAGCAGGTTGGAATAGGGAATTTATAGAAGAACATAGATTTTTCCCTTATTCTACTTATAAGGATCAAGTTGACGGCTCTTCCGGAGCATTTCATAAGGTAGTACAAAAGAAAATTTGTAGGAGGGTAACATAATGAAAGAATTTTTGGTGCAATTGACAAGTAATATATCTGACATTGGTTTGCATTTTATTGCAGGTGCCATTGTTAGTATATTGATTATTTTAATCTTTGGGCGTCGAAACAAAGAAACACATATACGCCCACCTGTTCCAATGGCTCTTGCTGGGATACTTCCACTTTTTGTTGGATTTGCAAAAGAAGCTTATGATAAGTGGTACGGGGCAGGCACTCCAGAAATAGCAGATGTAACTTTTACCTGGGCTGGAGGAATGGCAGGGATGTTCCTTATTTTAATCATTGACTTATTCAGAACAGATAAATACTAACAATTATGGGAGCAATTTTAACAGGTCGTGTAAAGTTCTTTAATGAACAAAAAGGTTTTGGTTTCATTGCCGGTGATGATGGTAAGGATATTTTTGTCCACAAATCAGGCACATTGGATCTCATCAAAAAGGATGATCTTGTAGAGTACCTTACGGAAGAGGGAAAGAAGGGTTTGAAAGCGGTAAGAGTTAAACGAGTTAAAAACTAAGGTACCATGGCAAACGCAAAGAGAAATGGTGACAACTACAAGTATGCAGTAGTTGACACCGCACCGGCCCCTGGAAGCGGAGGGTATTACACGGATGAACTTGCCCCGCGAAAGGAGAAGGTTGGTCGTTTCTACTTTTCTGTTCGGGAAACCACACGTGACAGTACGGCTTCAGTTGCAACTGTCAAGCTTCAGTTTAAATGTCCGGGGGATCTTTATTGGACAGATAAGAAGAATGGCACGGCTGATTGGACTATCGGGGACCGTGCAATCATCAACGATACTGCCGCAGGAGTTGTTTGGCGGGCAGGTGTTGTTGATGATTCGGATTATACGAGTGGTAGTGTAACCTTCGGATTTGATTGGTAAGCGATGGGAAGTCAAGCGTTTGCAGGAGTAGGGACAAAGTTCCAAAGATGGAACGGAGCTACATGGGATGATGTGGCAGAGGTTAATGCCATTGAAGGTCCTGGAATGACAAAAGATACGCTTGAGGTTACTTCCTTGGATACGGATGCTGGGTACAACGAATTTATAACAGGTTTTGCGGAAGGGGGGACTGTTACACTTGACATGAACTTTACCCGTGAGACGTATGAATTGATGAAAGATGATTTTGAATCAGATGTTGTACAAAATTATCGTATCCAACTTGCTGATTATGATTCAGAACCAAGTACATTTACGTTTGGAGGATTAGTAATAGAGTTACCAATGGGAATAAGTGCAGATGATAAAGTTACCGCAGACGTTGTTATACAAATAACAAGCGAGGTGATCCTGGATGTTGGATCGACCGTTCCTGCCGAAGAGAGTGAAATTCCAGCTGAGAGTGAAGAACCAATTCCAGAACCAAGTGGTGATTCTGTATATGAGAAGCTTCTTGCTGTAATAAATGATGATGGTCTTACAGAGGTATTATATGTCTTTGATGAAGATATTACGGTAGAGGATACTAATAAGGTTATATCGTGGGCAGATTTGATAAGTAGTAGCGGGCAGGATTTGTTAGAAGTTGGGTCTGACGGAACCCGTCCTACGAAAACTGCAACGGGTGTTTTATTTGATGGGCAAGATGATGTCTTGCAAACGGTAGCTGCTATGAGCACTCTAGTTAATACGCCATGGACATTTTATGCAATAGCTAAGGCTGTTAGCTTTGCCAGCAACGATCGTTTATGTACTTTTGGATCAGTGGAAAGTGGATTACGGCAAATCGGTCTCAATAGAGTATCTATGGCTGGAGGAGCAACTTTGAGCAGTAATTTTGACAGTACTTTTCTGGGTCAATATAATATATTTATCGGTTGTTTTAATGGGGTTAATTCATGGATGCATTGGAATAAAGATCCAGAGATAACTGGTGATGCTGGGACAAGACCATTCAATCGAGTTACTTTGGGGGCAACTGCAGCATTGTTGAGTAATGCTAATGTTGAATGGGCAGCATTAATGATACGAAGAGGAGATGATTCTACAAAGGAAGAAGCCTTCTTTCATGTTCTTAATGATGCTTATGTTCATTATCCTTTATCGGCAGTATGTGAAGATGGTGATCCTCTAAGGGTTCATGTTACTTGGCATGAGTCACTTGATCCATTGTCACTTGACATGCTTCCAGGAGATTTCAGTGTACCGGGACATACCGTTATAGATATTGAGATTGATTCGTCAGATGATAAAGGAATAAACCTTCTATTAAATTCTAATGTAACTGCTGGGGAAGAAATCGTAGTTTCTTATAATTCAAGTAGTGCAGGAGGATTATTAACTGCTGGAGGAGATATAGTTCCAAATTTTAGAATCCCTTTAATTAATAACATCACATAATGGCAAGTGAAGCATTTACGGGAGTAAGTACACGATTTCAGCGATGGAATAGTCAGAGTACTCAATGGGAAACCATTGCTGATGTAAATGCTATTGTTGGACCAAACCGATCACATGATAATATTGATGTTACTTCTTTTGCCACTTTAGATGGATATCGTGAATTTGCGGCAGGATTTAAGGTGGGAGGTGAAATTTCTCTTGCTATGAATTTCACTCGTGATAATTACGAATTGTTAAAAGGGGATTTTGAAAGGAATACTCAGGCATATTATTGTATTTTACTACCTGATGAATATGAAACCTCTATGTTTTTTATGGGGTTCGTCACAAAATTACTAATTACCAATGAAGCAGCGGATAAGATTAGTGCTAATATAACAGTTCAAATTACGGGTGAAATCTTAATGGATGAATATAGTGACTTACCAAGTGAGGCTATATCAAGTTCTGAAGAAGAGGATATATTAAGTTCTGAAGAAGAGGATATATTATTTCAAAGCACCTATTTTGACTTTAATACTAATAAATGGATAGATGGTTCTGGTAATGGATATGATGCTGATCTTGTTGGTGGTTATTGTATAGAGTTTTTAGGAAATGTTACATTCACTCCTGAAGTTTCATTGTCAGGATTGTCAGTAACACAAGTGAATCGTGCTGATACAACGACGGGGGTATCTATTGTTGGCAACAATTTGGTTTTTGATTATTCAGCCCTTCCAAATAAGAAAATTGTATCCGTTACTTTATCCGATGGACAAGAGTTTAAATTTACTACTGGATATTCAAATTATGTATTTTCAGCTAACAACTATGGGATACTTGGAGGAGTGGAAGGTATTGATTGGCAATGGTCAACGCAGGATAGTCTATTGCTTAATTTACAAGAGGGATGCTCTATTTATCCCGTAGTGATTAATCAGACATATCGCAGGGGATTATGGGCAGGTAGTGTTAATGTAATAGGTACAAATAATCACGCTTGGGAAGCCTATTGGGAAGGATTCCCACTTACGTCAGCAACAGCGTATAAAGTACCTATAATGACTTTTTATGCACCAACGTCTACTTATGTTAATTCATTATTGGTAGATCGGGCTGATAAAACGATAGCATTTGGTTGCCGTGATGGTTTTTGGATTGTAAAGGAATATACCGGGACGGAATTAGATGGTTGGTTAAAGTTCCGAATTGTTTATAATGGTTGTGGTGCTGCTGATTCTGAGAATTACCAAATTTATTTTCAAGATGAATTACTTGAAATGGTGGATGAATCTTCTGGTGCAAAGACGGAGGATGAGCGGACTATCGCAATGTGTTATTGGGGATTTGGTAATGCTGCCACATCCCTTTGTCGTTCTGTGATTTTAAAGAATGTTTATTATAAGATAGGTGGAATATATTCATATCTTATTAAAGATGGGATAGTTTTTTCCGATCATATCTGTGACGAACCTACTGGGTATATGAGTATTCCTGTATTTGATGGATCTTCCTCAGGGGAACAATTAGATGCTTTAGGCAAGGCGCCTTTAAATCCATCATATATTAATGCTCATAATGGGTGTGAAGTAAAAGTAAAACTTCCAACTGAAGAGGCTCTTATTGCAGCGGATATTAATGGAATATTATATACCGCTGGTATCCCAAATGAATTGAATCTCAATCAATTTTATCCGTCATATGGGAAAAAGATATTTCTTGATAATCATATTAACAATGCATATTACAATCTAATAGTAACGGCTGCTGAATCCGATACTATGGAGGATTATGTTAATGGATTTGGGGTGATTCCATTAAGGTATCATATTCGTGTTGATGGAATTGGAGCTACAGATGGTGATAGTCCATTATTTGGAACTTTTGTCAAGGAAATGAATTCGGGGGATTATTCTTTTAGGGCTCAAGCACATACTGGGTGGGATGTTACTTTGGATGCAGTGTGGTTAGAACAAATTGCTTTAGGTAATTTAACTTTTGCCTTTCATGGTATTACCCCTTCATTTTGGCAATTCGCTACTTATGAGGAGGGCTATCGGGCATATCTTAATGGATCTCCGGAAGAAATAGCAAACCATAATGTACAAGAAGATATGGGGACTATAGGGGCATGGTATTCTAAAATATCTTCTCAAGCATTGTATAATATTGAATTGTTACATAATGATTATGGTATTCCATATCCAGATGGTATGACCCCTTCCGCTTCGGATGATAATAGTTTATGGTGGGAATGGTTTCTTGCAGCTACTAATATTGCATTGAGGTCTCGTGGGGAAGAGTCCGGCAATACAAGTTCAACAGAGGCATGGCATTTTATAGACACCGGTATTTTAGGAGATAATCCGGGTTGGCTAATGTATTATACAATATTTCATCAGCATTTACTACATCCGACTTTACGTACCCATTGGTTTCCTGCTCCAGCACATTGGAATCGTGAAAATTATACTTACACAGATAACCTTATAAATGGAGTTAGTGTTTTTGGTGCTCAATATAATTGTAGTGTGGTTGAAGAGAGTAGTGAGGATAGTAGTGCTGGGTGGTCAGTTGTACAACGTATGTCTGGGTATGCAGATACTGCATATGGTTCATTTGATCTTGGAGAAAATAAAGATTGGATGGAAGCCCCTAATTTGGAAGTTTCATTTAAGGTTAAGTGTTTACGAACAACAGGAAATTGTCCGGTAGGGGTAATAAAATTTGGATATTATGATGATTCTATTGATTTTCAAGCAGACACAATATATCCAAATAAAATTACATCAGCTATAGTTGATAATCCATGTGTAGTAGGGGAATGGTATGAAATTTCATTAAATCGGTATGGGCTGGGAAATTTATTCCTTAGAATATATTCATTAGATAGTGATGATAAGCGTGATGAATGTTTAGTATTTTCTAAAAAAATTACTACTATTAATAATGCGCTTGGAGAATTTTTAATTGAGTGTACTGGTGTAGATTGCGATATTCGAGATGTTAGTATTAAAGTAATATTTGATGGAATTTGGTATGACTACCCAAGAGAAATGTCACTTGCAATTAGTTATGATGGGAATTATTTAGATTATGCCAATGAAGCCGAACTTATTCTTGACATAAAGAAATATATGTTACGGAATGCTTTGCGTGGGAAAACAATGAAATTATATACACATTATTTTCAAAATCCAGTAGTTAAGGCGGCGGATGGAACTTTACAAGGATTTCATGATAGAAGTTATCATACGATGGCTGAATTTGTACAATGGGCTCAAGTAAATGGGTGGGAGTCATTGGGGATGGAAGAAGTATTGAACGAGCCATTAAATACTTCAAGAGTTAATTTTATTAAGAATGGTGATTTACGTGATGATTTATGTGGTCTTTCCGGTGAGGTTTGGGGAATAACTGGAGGGGGAGATACTGCGGCATCTGTATTTGTTGATGCCACTGAAACTATGAATAATAGTATAGATGGGACAAATGTTGCCCGTATTCCACAAGGTTCTTATATGCTCTATGATTTTGTACCCCCGGAAACAGGATTATACTTTTTTCAGTTTTGGGCAAAGGGTGAGTTTTATGTTACTTTCAATAATGGACTATATGCAGATTATATAAGTTATCAAAACAATATTTCTGATGTTGATTGGACATTTCATAAGATGCCGTTTTATGCACAAGCCTTTGGTCCTCAAAGAGTGTTCATAAAATTACAGTCAAGGTTGGGTAATACTTATATTCACAAACTTGCTATTTGGAAAGATAATGCAAGGCGCACTCCTGACCCTCCATCTGATTTATCAGTTGTATGGGAAGAGGATCATGCTTCAATTTCGTTTGTTGATAATACTGATGGAGTTGCTGAACACGAGATATATTGTGAAACCTCCAATTATCGTGATGGTGTTAGTGGTTGGGTATTAATAACCACGCTTGCTGCTGGAGTAACTACATATGTAGATCATGCTTGGCAGAATTCTTCTTTGACATATAGAGTTCGAGCTAAATCTGGAACGTTATATTCTGATTATTGTGATTCTGTTAATATTATGTCTTTACTGTCATTTAGAGTTGATCAAACAACTCTAAGACAAATCAAAATGGTAAAGATGTCTATGAACACAGGGGGATATACATTAGTAATAAATTGGGGAGATGGTACTACTACAAATTTTACTTCTACAGTACTTGCCCAAATTACACATGATTATACTTCTACTGGCATATATTGGGTACATTTTACGGGAGATGTGGATTATCTGTTACAATTTGAGTGGTATAGTCAATATGAGATATTACATGATACTGTTATAGAAAAATGGGTATTACCACAGTATCTTGGATGGGCACATCTTTACGATAATGACTTTGTTGGGAATCTTACTGCTTGGTATCCTAATAAATTGCCAAGTACATGTATTGGATGTCACTTTGGGGGAAATAATATAACAATAGATATAACAAATGCGGTGTTCCCTGCTCAGTATTGGGATATTCATTTACAAAGTGAAATTACAACAACTCAAGATGGGATAGGTATATATGGAGATATCAGTAATTGGAACCTGCCTGGAACTATAGCACATTTTCAAATTATAGGATACGTATCTGGGGATATGACTAATGTACTCCCTTGGGTTGCTTCACAATTTCCTACACATATGATTAGTTTAATTTCATATCATCCTGTAGGATTTTATGGGGATTGGTCCGGGCTTATTATACCAGATGATTTAAGGACTACCGGAATAGCAATCAATTGTGCTGGTGGATGTCATTTTACTGATCTTCCAAGGGGGGCTTTTCATAGACTGAGTGTATATAATTTTAATAATAATTCGGTAGATGATGCTCATTTACATGCATTATTAGAAGATATAGAAGATTGGATAAGTACACATGCTCCATTATATAATTGTGTATATAGACTTGAGGGGACCCCGATGGGAAAGGTTTCTTCTGAAGGTGAAGTTTTAATTGATCTTATTAAGGGGTATTATACTGCTGCAGGTTATACTGCTTCATTTTATGTAAATTCATAAGAACTGTCAGATAAGAGTAGATAAGTCAAACATTAAAGAGAAGGGGGAGGAACTGATGGAACCGTGTACGAAAGAGAAGGACATCGATCACATTTGTGAAAGAATCGATAAGATTGAAAAGGATATTGATGGTAATGGAAAACCAGGTATAAAATTTGAATTAGGTGAAATAAAAATCGAACAGCGCCATATGAACACCTTTCTTAAGGATTTGAACACGAATATGGCTGCTGTTATGAAATTTATGATTGAATCACAGATGACTTCAAGAATTAAATTGCAGACACGTGATGTGGTAAATATGATAATTACAGCCATACTATCTGCCTCGGCAATAGCAACGGCTTTTATCGTAGCAGGAGGAAGTTAATATGCCAAGGTTCTCACAAATATCAAGAGATCGACTCCGCACCTGTCACCGAGATTTACAGGTGTTATTTGAGTTTGTTATCATGAACTACGACTGTACCATTGTTTGTGGACATCGTGGGGAGATAGAACAAAATCAGGCATTTGAAGAAAATCGCTCACAGGTTCAGTGGCCTAATTCAAAGCATAATTCTTTTCCATCAAATGCTGTGGATGCGGCTCCGTATGAGACAAGTGGGATTGATTGGGGTAAAACGCAATCAGCTTATTTTGCTGGTCGAGTAATGGGGGTTGCCGTAGAGTTGAAACGACAAGGTTTAATTTCACACGACATTCGTTGTGGAATTGATTGGGACAGAGATAATGATGTGGACGATACCAAGTTTTGGGATGCGTGCCATTTTGAGATAGTACCAAACAATTAAATCAAAACAAGATGAAAAAACTGTTTCTTTTAACAATCGTAGTACTGCTGGCAAGCAGTTGTACTTGTCTGCTTTCGCAGATTCCGCCACAGACTATTCCGGTGAATGCAAATTGTCAGGCAATTCTTCCTGATTATCTTCCAATGGTGCCAGCAACAGATAATTGCGGATTGGCAAGTGTTGTTCAAATACCAGAGGCTGGGTATATCCTTGACGCGGCAAATCAATCGGTAGAGGTTACAATTCGGGCAACAGACCTTTTTGGTAATTTCAATGAGGTTAGTTTTATGGTCACGGCTGTTGACACAATTAAACCTGTATTGAGTCCCATACCTGAATTATTATCAGCGAATTGGGATACAATACATAAGGTATATGATGTTGCCGAAAGGCTGGTAGCGGAGCAGGAACAGTATTTTGATGAGCATTTTGATTGGGAGGCCGCAGGTATTCCTGAGGATAAGCGTCCTATCAATCAATACAATACAAAAATGCTTTCTGTAATAACTTCCCCGGGTCACGCAAAGACGGGGTATGGAAGTCGTGTAATACTGTTTAAGAGTAACAATGATGAATTTATAGTCAAATGAAAAAGCTGCTTGTCATACTATTCTTGCTTCCTTCCATACTTTCGGCTCAGGTTGTTTTAACATATGAAGGTCAAAGGTATGTGGATACCATCTGTGAAAATGTAAACGGGCTCTCCATTCCGCGAACGGAGCAAACGATATTCACGTTCAAGAATAATTATGTGCAAGCGTGTAATACAGGTGGCTATATTTTACAGGCAGGACATGAGGCTCCTAATACGACACTTGATCATAAACTTGATGGGGAATTGATTGTTGGGAATAAATTTGTTTGGGCCGGTGATCAGAATGCAAATACCATAACTCATGGCATATTTACAGGGTACCAAAACAATGTACGGATCATGTATAATTACCTGGACTATGTGCCTATGGGGATTGTCCGTAAATCTAATGGCTGGACGGATAGCACAGGTGTTGTTGCCTACAATATTATTCGGAACCCTCCTGCGGTAGGAATTGTAGTGAAGGGGATGAATGGTGTTCGTATTTATAATAACACTTTGTTCAGTGAGGATTCTTTGTATGTAGGTCCGGGTATTGGCACGTGGAGGGGCTTGATAGATGTGTACGAGAACGACAATCCTGTTGGGAGTGCCAAGGGTGCCAAAATCAAGAACAACATCTTTTACACCAAGAGAAAGCTCACCAACATCAATGTCATGAATGAATCGTGCCTAGAGGGGTTTGAGAGCGATTACAATATCTTTTGGTGTGAGGAGGGCGAGCCGATGTTCATGATTGGAGGGAATCGGTTAACCTTTACACAATGGCAGGCCCGCGGGTACGATTTACATTCGATGGTAATGAACCCACATTTCAAAGATTTTGTTAACTTTGTTCCAGAGGTTAGAATTCAATGGGGTACTCCAACTGAATTTGATATGGGTATTGCTATGTCAGATTATTGGGCCGTTGGGTTTGACCCGGTACTTGTACAACAGGATAGGTATTGGCAGCAAGGAGCAAGAATTTATGAAGGGGATTTGATTATCTTTTACCGAGGTGGGCGATTACTTGAGGGAGATTCCATCAATGTAGTTCTCAAGACTGGGAAAGTAGTTATTAAACAAGGTGAAGTTTATATTCAACAGTGATGTGTAGGTCGTGGTTTTCAAAAGAGGAACCGGTATTTAATCCGGCTTGGTTTCGAATGATGTCATTCGGAAAGAATACCTATCCTGGTGGTAACAGTTTGCCCGGATGTGTTAATGATACGAATTTTCTATCGGCGGATATTGAACATCAGTTTGGTGGGGATATTCGGAAGTACACTGAATGGAAAGCAACTGCGAAAAGGTATGTTCAAAATACTAATGCCGCTATCAGTGTCCTTAGTCCGGGAGCCACGGTTGCCATAATAGCGGACAGTTGTTTTTCTGGTGGGATCCTTCGTGCAAATCCACACATTCCAATGCATAATGGGCATCCTGTTTATAATAGGTTTCTTCCCAATCCTGATATTAAACCGGGTCTTGTTGTTGAAAACCATTTTGCAATACGCTCTGATTTACATTGGCTTGTTATAAGTGCTTGCCAGGAGCATCAGATGGCTATGGATGCCTACTTCAGTGATATTAAAACCAATATGGGAGCGTTAAGTTACAGTCTTCGTAAGTCACTTGCAAAAGGAATGACTTGGCAGGAGTGGGTTAATGCCGCGATGGTTTTACTTGCTTATCATGGTTTTGCTCAGATTCCAATGTTTTACGGGCCATTGGAGAAGAAACATGAAATTATCGGTTCAAGCGAAACCCTTATTATTCATAATTCTTCCCATGGTTCTCAGCGGAGGGATTTGGATGGGGATGAAGTTGATAAACTTGATGAAACTATTGAGTTGGATACTTTCGTCCTTGATGATACGTTGAATGCAATGTTGCAGAATATACCAAAAAAATTAGCGTCATGACAACACAGCAATTCTTTAAAGGCTTATTTATGGCCTTGGTAACAGTGGTAGTCGCGGCTTTCAGTCAACAGCCGATTGATTACCTTCTTCTCGCAATAACGGCAGTAAGCACCATATTGGTGTATTCTGGAAAGAATCTTATTGACGTTCTGCATTCTGACTCTCCAGTAGGGGCTCTCAGTTGGATAAACCTACTGTCTGGTATTCTTGTTGCCGTTGGTACGGGAATTCTACAGGGGGTTGGAATATACTTGGTAGAGGGCACCATTATATGGTCTCTTGTATGGCGGGTTGTCCTATCAGCCGCATTTACATATCTTGGTACCACCTTCTTTGCACCGGAGCATAATGTAACCAAGCTGCGAGTATTTGGCAGTGTACGAAAAGCCGCTTAAGGAAAGAAGTTCCGGGGTGAAAGATCCCCGGAACTATTCTAACAATTAACTTGTCAAGTGATGGAACGAACAAAAGGAATAGTCAAACAAGATGCCGGGTTGGTAGCCTACGCCCAATTACTTGGTGACCTTGTTGGTAGGATGCAACTTGCCACAACACTTGGCATGCAATACGCGGGAGAGCGTGATATCTATAAAGCCTTGGGGTATCCACAGACAAGTGATTTAAAATTTGAAGATTATTACGGTAGGTATTGTCGGCAGGATATTGCGAAGGCTGTTATTGACAGACCGGTTCGTGCTACGTGGCAAGGTCCACTTGAGTTAATTGAATCAGAGGAAACAAAAGATACAGAGTTTGAAAAGGCCTGGGTTGCTTTAAATTTGAAGCTCAGTTTAAAAGCAAAGCTTTCTAGACTTGATAGGTTAACCGGTCTTGGGCGATATGGGGTTCTTTTACTTGGACTTGATGATGTTTCCACACGTGAAGGGTTTGAAAGACCTGTAAAGGAGGGGGCTCGTACTTTAAAATATGTTAAGCCTTTTGGAGAAACCAGTGCAAAAATACTTACCTATGTCACAAATCCAAGTGATGAGCGTTTTGGATTACCATTGATGTATTCCATTGAAACGGTTAATATCAGTACAGGTGCAACAATACTGACAAAGGTTCACCACTCACGAATGTTACACGTAACAGATGAGGCGTTAGAATCAGAGATATACGGTATTCCTCGATTACAATCCATCTATAACCGCTTGATGGATTTGGATAAGGTTATCGGCGGGGATGCTGAGATGTTTTGGCGGGGTGCCCGTCCTGGGTATGAGGGTAAAGTTGATCCTCAATACACGATGACACCTAAGGGGCGTGAAGATTTAATTTCACAGATATCGGAGTATGAGAATAACCTACGCCGTATCCTCATAAATGAAGGTGTTGAGTTGAAATCATTGGCTCAACAGATTGCCGATCCCTCTCCACACTTTATGGTAATACTTCAAGCGATATCGGCAGAGACTGGAATACCTGTACGGGTGTTAACAGGTAGTGAACGTGGTGAGTTAGCAAGTTCGCAGGATGCCGGGGAATGGAAGGCCTACGTACAAGCCCGCAGGGAGGAGCACGCGGAGACTAATATAATACGCCCACTTGTAGGGATGCTCCTTAAATACGGCGTTTTACCAAGCCCTAAGACGGAAAATTACACGGTTAAGTGGAACGACCTGTACTCCCTTAGTGAAAAGGACAGAGTTGAGATTGGTAAGTCAAGGGCTAATGCTTTACGTGAATACACATACAGTCCAATGTCTGAGGCTATTGTTCCGCCGGATGCCTTCTTTGACTTGTTCTTAGGGTTGACCCCGGAACAGATTACACTTATCCGTGAGCAACGTGATGAGCTTATTTCACAAGAAGACTTGTATGACAAGATTTTGGAAGAGTTGGAACCTGAGCCTGTTGTGATGCCAGGGCAGTCTCCGGCAGGTGGTGCAAAGAGCACACCGGCCAAGCCGACAAAGAAGAATACGATGAGTAGAACAAAATGAGTGAAGTAGCAACATATACTGAAGCCGTTCGTAAGAACTACGATCCTACGCATACGACCGCATTGAGAAACGCTTTCGCGGCAGACTTCCGCAGGCGTTTCAAAGAGTTGGCTGCCGTAGTTGCCATAGGTGTTTATCAAAACGACTGCTTTGGTTTGAAAGAGAAATTACATACCTTCCAAATGCAATCTCCACCAAGAGAAGCTTATGCGTTCTTACGGAGCCAAGAGAAGATTGCGGCGTTTATGAAGTGGTTAGAAAAACAGGTGGAGTTAGGTATTTTGACAATACAGGATCTTGATCAAATAGGTACTGCAATTGAATCCGTTTGGACAAATAAATACATCTACGATTCTTATAAAAGAGGGGTTCTCAGAGCGCGATATGAGATGGGGCAACTTGGTATGGAACTTACTCCACTTGAAATGATCGGAGGGGCTGCAACATTGTTGGGGTTACCAATGCATTTGGATCGTCTTGGTTTACTGTACACAAGGCTATTCACAGATTTAAAAGGGATCACTTCCGCAATGGATTCACAAATTAGTCGTATATTAGCTCAGGGATTAGCGGATGGAGATGGTCCGCGATTGTTGGCTCGTAAGTTAGTATCGACAATTAATGGTACAGGAATGGGTGATTTAGGCATAACAGACACATTAGGTAGGTTTATCCCTGCCGCACGACGGGCTGAGATTCTTGCTCGCACGGAGATTATTCGGGCACACCATTTGGGTACCATACAAGAATACAGAAATCAAGGTTTATTGAATATTGTAGTAAAGGCTGAATGGAAAACGGCTGGGGATGATCGCGTATGTTCAAAGTGTGCCAGTTTGGAAGGGCAAGTGTTTACATTGGATGAAATTGAACCAATGATACCACAGCATCCCCAATGCCGTTGTAT